TTCCCGCTCCATAGCGGACTGAATACGGGCCTGTGTCTGCTTTTCTTGAGAAGCCAAGCGCTGCTGGAACTGATCGGAACGCATCTGCATACCCTGTTGCTCCAACTGTAGTTTGGCCTGATCCAACTGAGCATCCGCTTGCTCGGACTGAGCCTTGATCTGAAGCTCTTGCTCTTTGAGCTGAACAATAGGATCGGGGGCTCCGGCGCCAGATATCTGAGCAGACAACTGCTTGGCTTGTTGCATACCCTCGGCAATAAACTGCGCCGTAAGCTGCTCGATCTGGAGCATCTGATCTTCCGAAGCAGCCTGACCCGTCTGCTGGACCTGTTGCATATATTGCGCCATAGCCTGTTCGCGGGCCGCGATCTGAATATGCTCCATAACGTGCTTCTGTAAAGCTGTCGCCACCATAGGCATCTGACCAACCATACCGCTTGCACCAAACACCAAATGCGCCATCATATGCGCCTGGTGGTTCTGACCCTCAAACGCCTTCAACGGCAACATATCCAAAGAATTAATGTTCTCCTGCGCCGGATCAAGCGGCTCAGGTATCTCCGCAGGAATAGACTTCATAAGTCTATCCACGTCCGTAACACCCAAAGCCTCGTACATATCACGGAAAACTTCATGCATATTATGAAGCTCTGGTGCTTGGGCCGCGAGCTGTAGTTTGCTCTGCGCCAGCATAATACGCTGCGCCTGGCTAAACACATTCGGATTACTGACCGGAATAACATCCACACGATCATCAAAGTCTTGCGCCATGATCGATTGATCGTCGCCCGCGACAGAATAAGGGTACTCCTGTGGGAGGCTCTCACTCATTACACGTGCAAGGATTTTGAACTCCTGACGCATAGCGTAGTGCAATCTCTTATGCACTGCGCTCATGACCCGTGAGCCCTGCTCCATCATCGCCATCGTGGTGCCAACAGGCGCCTGCTGATTACCCTCACCAACCTTTAGGTCCGTGATCGTCGCAAAACGCTGCCCGGCCTGTACTACAAAACCCAACAGATTAAACAACGTCTGGTCCGGACCCTTAAACGGTAACGGCATCAAACTGTCACGTATGGCCCCGCCAGGTGCATCAACGTCCCTGAACTCGCCAGGCTGTAACGGATCGTCGTCGTCCCTGATCCGTAGGCCGCGGGCCTTGAAACCAGCAGGAAGATTCGACAACGTACCAGCATCAATAAGCTGCCTTAGCGCCGCTGTAGCTGTGCGGGACAGACCACCAATCGTGTGAATAAGCCCAAGGCCATAGAAACCAAAACCAGGTAAAAACTTATAATGCGTAAAATACTGGATCTTGCGCTTTAGCTCGTCATCCTCGCGATAATTGCGACGGATAGACAAAACCTCGCCGTTATCCTGTGATAGCGTCACAATATACGGGATTTTAATTCCCGTAGGCTCGCCATCTTCGTCGAGATCTTCATAACCATCCAAGTCCAAATCAACATGGCACTCAAGCAAAGTGCAATCATAGTCAACCTGACTAGGCTCAAAACCGTCGATCCTGTCAATTTCTTCCCTAACACCGGACAACTCCCGTTGTGCAGGCGAAACTTCAACGTCCCTATAGAAACCAGCTACCTGATTTTTACGCAAATCGTTCAAAGACATCCGAACAACCTGCGTAATATTAGGACTGGTCTCTAAATCAGACGTTTCGTACGGTACAACCAGGTTCTCTGAAGGTACAAACTTTGATACCGCACGGCCCAAAGCTTCGTCATAATACGTCTTTTTAAACGTCGAACCGGCCAACGGCAGATAAAACAACATCTGATCCATGTCCGGCGTATATTCTTCCATCACATTCGTGATGTAATAATTCATAAATGTCTTTACGCGCTGCGCCTGAGCAACCTTTTCACGCGTCTCACTGCCCATAACAATAGTTCGTACGGGGCCAGTAGGAGGTAACAGTTCATTAAACGCCTGAGCCTGAAACTGGGTTGCAGCTTCCGCCAACAACGGATGAGTGACTCCCGAAGCTCCTCTAAACGGCTGGGTACGCTCTTCATAATTGAAACCAAGTAGCTCCAAACCATTAGCATACGCCTCCTCCCATTCCTGACGGCTAGCCTTATTGGCATCAAATTCGCCCAACAATTCGCCCGAAATACGGCCAAGCTCACGATCTGAGATTTCCTCAGCCAAATTTGCATAGAAATCATCCGAAGCTTCGCGACCATCCAACGGGTCAAAATCCACTTCCACACTGCCATCGTCCATTTCAACGATTTCAATCTGCCCATTGTCTATACCCTCCAAACCTTCGGGACCCATATCCATAGAACCCGGAAGCTCCAGCTCAACCTCAGCAGCTAAATCCTCTGGATCAATCTGAGATGGAACATTGCGCTCCATCAAGCTGCTTGCATAACCATTGCGCTGTTCAGCCATTAAACTCTCCTACAAGGCCCGTGGGCCGTGTTTCTTTCCTGGCGCTCATCGGCCCATTATACGCTCTATTTGAGATAAAATCTCGGGGTTGACCATTTTATTGTCTACAGGAAGGGAGACAATACCGCCGTCCGCGTATCCCGCATCTGGTTTTGTGTTAAAATTCATAGAAGCTTGCATCAAACTATCAAGGATTTGATACGGAAGAATTTGAGAATCAAGAGATGCTTCTCTATTCAAAGCCCCATCTTCTTTTAACATAGCCTTAGCGGTTTTATACACCGTTTGATCGAAATGGTTGCTCCAGAGCGGTTTAGACAAAGCTCGTTGAATACGATATAAGGCTTGATCCCTGTTTTCCTCAGAAGGTTCGTTCATATATCGGGCGATATCATCAAACCCGGCACGACCGGCAGCTTGTAGTTCTTCAGAAAGCTTTTCTCCTGTTTTCAACCTAACAGAAGCATCTAAACTTTCTATCAATAAATGTTCTGCATCAGAAGAGTCGTCTTTTTCAAGAATCCTAGAAAGCGCATCCATAGGCACCGGTACTGCGTTTTCCCCTTCGCCCATAGAAGATCGTAAAGTCTCAAATCCATGATGCGCCAACTCATGCCTAATTACGCCTTTAGAAACATTTGGGTTGGTTATAATACCTCCTGGCGGAACCTCTATAAATCCCCGGCTTCCAGGAGTGCTAAAGGTGTGTGTTCTTTTTTTTCCCGCATTATACATGGCCGACAGACCAGGCAAAGATTTAGTAGGACCAACATCAGCGCCTAAATTTCGTATTCGCTTCCACAACTCGCCTTGTTCTGTATCACGCTGCATTGCTCGGAGGCCACGTTCCGCAAGACCATAAACAGCATCGTCGCCGTAACCAATAAGATCTACGGCAAGCTCTGTATCAGCCATACCACGCAGATCTCGTTCAACAGCGTCGGCTGATCCAAGATTAACCTTTGATTCGGCCATAAGATAAAACCTTAGTAATACGCCCGCATCTTAACAGAAGTATCGTTGTCTTCCCAGTCATCCGTAGGAAGCTGGACAAAATTACCCTGCCTATACCGCATTAAAGCCTGTGTCATACTATCAACCAAGTCGTCATGCTCGCCATTCGGAAAAGCAGCAACCTCTTCAATCAACTCGTCAGCCCAAGTCTCGTCGGGAGCCCAAACCATCCCTGCCTCAAACAAAGGACTGACACTATGTACCCGAGATACTTTATCATTACCACGGCTCGGCGTAAAATTAACAACAGGTATCCCCATGTTCCGTAATTCGTGCGTCAAAGGCATACCAGACGCCTTCGCCTCAACAATAACCGTGTCCGGCTCCCAAAACTTATACAAATCCAAAGCTTCGCCTTTTAGCTCCGGAAAATCCCACCGGCCCTTCTTACTGTCCAACAAGATCAAATTAGGACCACTACCACCCTCATTAGGGTAAAATACGCCCCAGGTAGTGATGGCACTATAGTCAGACGTTTCCCGCTTGCTAAATGCCGTATCATAGCTCTGAATTACATATTCTAGCTGGGGGACCCTGGGCTTATCCCAGCGCTGCCACCACTCCCGACGTATGATAGCATTCTCTTCGCCCGTCGGATTCTGCTGATACTGCGCGTTCCATTTGCTCGGTGGTATAGATGCGCGGACCGCGGTCAGATCCTCAATGCTCCAAAACTCAGGCCAACACGGCGTATCGTCCTCAAAAATAGCCGGAAGCTCCACAATCTCCCACTGATCCGCCAACGGATCTTTGGCCATAGCTCTAATAAGCTGACCAGTCATATCCTTCTCAGACCACCTAGTCTGAACCAAAACAATACTGCCACCAGGCTGTAAACGCTGACGAGGACCACCCGTGTACCAATCCCACGCATCATCGAAACCATTCGCCGACATAGCCGTCTGTTCCGAATGAGGATCGTCAATAATTACCAAGTCGCCACCACGACCCGCGAGGTTTGATCCGACGCCAACTGCATAGTACATGCCGCCAGAAGCAGTGTCCCAACGACCAGAAGCTTTACTATCCGCAGCCAGCCGTACCTTCGGAAAAATCTCTTTATACTCTTCACTATCAATAAGGTTTTTAGTCTTTCTACCAAAATTAACCGCCAGTTCTGTCGTGTGAGTTGCTTGAATGATCTTCATTCGCGGATTACGGCCCATCATCCAGGCAGGAAACAAGAACGAAGCAAACTCAGATTTAGTATGACGCGGCGCCATGTTAATAATAAGTCGCTTTAAGTCGCCGTTTGCGACCCTTTCCAACTTCTCAGCAATAATTTTGTGATGTCGGCCAGCAATAAATTCCGGCCAAACCGTTTTTACAAACGTCAAAAAATTATCCTGGCAAGCCTCGTTCTTTTGGATCTGAGCGAGCCTTAGTTCAAGCTTCAGTCTTTTTTCATCTAAGGCCGCGGACCTCGGTGCCGTCATAGGGGCCCCCTAAGTTAATACAACGTCAGCGTCGGTCTCTATCCAAACCTTCGCGCCACAAGACAGAGGTTTGTCCGGACTATATACCACAGTGCTAGATCCATTTATCTGGACACTGTGCGCATAAGTGTTGTTTCGACCATCCTTGACCGTGATTACCGGCTCACGCTTCCCGGTTTTATGATTAGATCTAATTATATGCTGATTTATATGTATTCGTTTCATACCGATTTCACCAGTGTTTCACGTGAAACATATGCGATTTTTATATTATATCACAAGCGATATCAAATTTTACATAAATATTTGTGAGAAACATGGCCCTAGCCTCCGTCACGGGGAGA